TTCATTGTTTGTTCTCCTGTGTTTTGTTAATAATGATGACACGTTTGCCATCGTGGGTAAATTGTAACTCATCGTCAGGATCCCACAGTAGCTCTTCATACAAATCGTCGAGTTTCTGGATATCCTCCCATAGAGCATCTGGATTTGGCATATTAAGTAGTTCTGTTTACCTCGTATATAGTTGAATCACCATAAGTTTTATGGTCTTTGTATCCTACCATACGACCCTTCGTGTTTTGAAGTGCTGGCATGAACACAATAAAGAAAAATACTCCTGGCGCGCCGATGAAAACAACGGCAACAATTACATAATAAGTGAGTAGTTCAATCAAATCAGGCATCAGTAAGTTTCAGATAGTTGTTCAACAGAATATGCAAGTAGACAGAAGAATGTTACTGTCGTAAGAGTGAAGATTACTTCAGTCATCAGAATCCGAAGATACCAAAGAAAAATACACTACCAGAAGTAGCATAAGAAATGACAGCAGCAACAAATCCAAGCATAGCAGTGCGTCCATTTAGTTTCTCTGCACGTTCTGCATAGGTCTCGTAACCATAACGTTCCGCATCGGTCTTAGAGACATACATTTGTGGTTCACGGGCAAAAAGATTGTTTTGTCCGTGCTCGTTTGTAGTGACGGTCATTTTGTTTTGTAAAGATTTACAACATAATTATATAGGAAATATAAAGTTTTGTCAAGAGGCAGGTGGTGAGGGATCACTGACACGTCCCAGGTAAGGGTTGAAGTTGGTAATGTTTTCCAATTTGAAATCTGGACCTTGCTGCTGCCAGAAATTTAAAATACCATCATGACTTCTACGATGGAAAGCATCAATGTGATCAGGATGAATTGAAGAACCTAATTTAAGTTTGTATAGGAGAATTGGTGTTGCATAAGTGCATCCAGAATTGTAGATCAGATCATCTGCTACAGGTCTAGGAAGAACTCCGTTGTCGAGTTTATACTTATTACCACGAACATGCAGTTTTACAAGTTTCTCGGCATGATGTCTGGTGATTGCATAACATGCTGTTGAGAAGTCATTTACAAACCTAGTATGAATAGGAACATGAATATCTCCAGTAGAAATAATTGCTAGTTGAAGAACATCCCATGCATATGGTGCTCTAGAAAGAAAATCTCTCCAGGTAAAGTCCCAATATTTTGCAACAGATAAATCACAATCATCTTCCATCATGATTGCATAAGGACTATCAGAGGTCTCTAACCAATGCTTAATTGCCTTTAGGTGAGATGTAGTGCAACCAATCTCACCGGATGTCATCTGGTCAGGATACTTTCCTTTGAGGATGTCACTAAGGTCATCATCTCTTCCATCATAAGCAGAGATACGGGTGTAGTTTTCGATTTCCCAATACTTAAACTGATCCTCCATATACTCACGTCTTTCAGGTTGCCCATCAAGATTGAGATAATAAATTGGACCAAAGTTTTTCAGTTTATGTGCTGATTTGTTTCTATCTAAAGTTTCCATCATTCAGTTTCCAGTATAAAAAATCCATTACCGTGTGGGTGAGGTTGAACCCATTTCTCTTTCATTGAACCAAAAGAGTATGAAAATTTTACTAGTTTCATACCCTGCGATTCAAACATGTTAATCCACCATTCCTCATCTTTTTTAGTTACATGAGTGATGTCAACTTCATATTCACGAATTCTAAATCTATCATTATCACCAAGAGGAATAACAAAAAAGAACTGATTAGATTTCTTTTTGAATTGTTGTAGAACACCAGGAATATTCTCTTCTGGAATGTGCTCTAGAACGTCTTTACAAATAAGAAGATCATAAACATTATCATTCGGAAGAGAAACATAATCTCTTACATTTGGATGACAATTTTCTACAGCATATTCACTAATGTCTTCACCATATGCATCACATCCAATAATCCTCAACGCATTTACTAGAAATCCTTTAGCACATCCATAGTCTACACAAGTATCAAACTCAAAGTATTCTTTAATGTCAAGTGCTTCAGGGATAGATCTAGTGGGCATCCAACTATAATTTTCATATCCGGAAATATGTTTCCGGATACCATCTTCATAATAATCCTTTGTAAACATAATCAAGCAAAATCATTGTGAATGGTATCAGTAAGTATATCATCAATCAACTCATTTTGCATAGCATACTTACAGTAGTGACATGCATGATTTCTACGTGTCGGACCTTGTGCATAAAACTCTTCAATACCATCAACATCACAAACAGCAAACTGAGATTCGGGAACATAGTTATAGTTGTTCTCGATTGATAGTTCTGCAGAAGGACATGCATAGATGTAACCATCAGTGAATAGGAATGGTTTGACCATGTGCATGTAGCAATGATCATTTCTACGTTCACCTTTAAAGTTAAAGTCAGATAGGAATGCAGACTTTAACTTTCTTCCACGATCCTTTTCATACTCAGCAATGATTCCACGAATAGTCTCAATATCTTTTTCGGTTTCTTTTACATCTTTGATCGCATTGAAAGCAATTCTGCAAGGGATTTCATTCTCTTCTACCCAATCCAACATTCGGATAAAGTTCTCAGTAGTTTGGAACTTCTTAGAAAGAACTCTCTTATTCTTTACATCACTCCATTCACCAGTGATATTGGGATTCTTAGAAGTCTCTAGATTTTCATCCCAAACATAAGCAGCAGATGGTTTGCAGTTGGTTCCCTCAAATACACTTAGGTCATATTCATAACCTTCATAGAATCCATACATTCCAAGACGAACCCAATCAAAGAGTTCTACAATATCTTTCTTGATAGGACGGTCTGCACCAAATCTTGCACCATTAGTACAGATACCTAGACTAAATCCAAGGTCTTTTGCATACTGAACAATTTCTTTAAAGTGTGGGTGAATACTAGGTTCACCTCCACCAGTAAACTCAACACCAGTTACACCAATTGCTTTGAAACTTTCAAGTGCTTGGAACACTTTTTCTGTTGGCATCTTCTCAGAGATGTCCCTATTTGCAAAGCAACAGAAAGAGCAAGTTAAGTTACAAGCATTAGTCAGTGAAATATGTGCCATCACTGGTGAAGGTGGTTTACCTTCTTGGAGATCCTGTAACTTTGGAAGTTGCTTTAGAAGTTTAGCAAGATTGCTACTATAACTTCTTCCATCCTCTTCTTCTTGTATTTTTTTGATAGTTCCATCTTCATTAAAGATTTCAACTCCTTTGTATGGTACTGAGCTCATTTTATACTCCAATTAGTAATGCTTCTTCCATTGATGAACCACAGGAAGGTGTGTATTTCCTTCCGAAATCTGTCCTAGCCATGGTGCTGCTTCATATTTATGACCCCTCTTATTGAAGTGATATGTGATATTGCAATCCACCGCACCTAGTGGTCTGAAGTGTAATTCTTCAGATATTAGTCTATCATGATTTTCAGTAATATCAGCAATTACATCATCATAGATGTCGAGCAATGTTTTTGCATTATACATTGACCCACCACACATACCATAAGAATCACCTTCATACCCACACTTAGCAATCTCTCTGAGAATAGGATCAGTAAGTTTATTAGATCTCCTCACACCCCTCAGTTGAAAAGGTGCTTTAATATCAAAATGTTCTTGAAAGAGAACATCATCTTCCATGATCATCACATAATCTTGAAGACAAATTTCAGAAACAAGTTTCTGTCTCTTCCACCATTCTATAGTTCTTTTAGAATCATAACAATGAGTATCATAATTATTTGTTTTATTTCCAAAGATGTTCTCTCTCATATGAAATGAACATCTGTATTCTAAAGCAATATCTGAAAAGTTTTCTCCACCATCAGAAATAAGAACTACAGGATTGTCAGGAAAATACTTTCTAAAATTTTCTAGTACAAACCTAGTAGCATTCTTATTGTTATAAACTTGATAAAAAACACCGAACTGTACAGTCATGACTTTACTTCAAAAAGATAATCTTCAATTACAACATAATCCATCTCAGTATTCTCTAAAACATAAAGTGCATCTTCAATTGTTGATAAAACTGGAAACCCTCTAATATTAAAAGAAGTATTCAATAGGACATTTGTTTCTGAGATCTTACCAAACTCTGTGAGAAGTTCATAGAAGTGTGAGTGAGATTCTCTAGTAACTGTTTGAAGTCTTGCAGTTCCATCAGCATGAGTAATAGATGGAAGAGATTCTTGATACTCCTTTTTCACTGGAGGAGCATAACTCATATACTCCAGATTCTCAAAGTTTTTAGATTCAAAGTATTTTGATGCATCTTCTTTTTTACAGAAAGGTGCAAAAGGACGATACCATTCTCTGAACTTAACTTTTGAATTCAGAATATCTTTCATCTGTCTGATGTTGGGATCACAAACAATAGACCGATTACCTAGTGCTCTTGGTCCCACCTCAGAATCTCCATATACCATCCCAATAATATTACCATTCTTGATGAGTTTAGCAATATCTTCCTTTGTTACTTTCTTAGCATCGTAATCCTTCACATAACCATCTAACTTAGATCTATCAAGTAGAGGGAGTCCATTGTAAGTAATATCTACCTGCTCAGTAGGAGGTTGATGTAAGAACATATGCCCCAAAGATAGTCCACCATCATGGGGACAGGGAGAAACATAAACTTGACGATCAAACTTATTCTTGATTGTTTCATTGAGCAATACATTCAGTGACGCACCACCTGTCATACACAGTGGAACACTTGAATCATATCTATCAAGAACACTAAAGAATGCCCTCTCAAATGCTTCCTGAGCAGTTGCAGCAATATCATATGCCTCTTGACCCTCAAAGACCCAATTGTTGAGAGGATCTTTCCAAGGATCATCAAGATTCTTCAGAGGGAGTCCGGTAGATTCTGCTAGTTTCTTATAGTCTCTATCAAAGAAAAACTCCTGGAAGTGTGGAACCAACTCTTCACGAATGGATCCATATGCACAAAGTCCCATCAATTTACCTGATAGTGCAAGTTGATGACGGCTCTTCTCTGCTACTTCTCTAATCAAAGAACCACATAGAAGATATGCACCACCAAAATCAGATTCAATACGGTCTAAGAGAGTAATTCCATTTTGGTTTCCAATGTATACATTGAAATGTCCATCGTCACCACCACCATCAAAGGAGACAATCAATGCTTCTTTAAATGGTGACAGATAGAAAGTAGAAGCAGCATGAGTTACATGATGCCTCGCAATAGTTTTTACATCTGCTCCTGGAAATACCTCACGAAGAATTGATGGTGGATTCACCCAACCATCAGAGGAAATTAATAGTGTGTCAAAACTATCAATTCCCCACTCAGTCGCAGCAATATTTCTACATTGAAAAAGAATGTTACGAATAGTGTCCGTATCATTATCTACATGTAGACGAAAGTATCTCTGTTTTACTAGTCTTTCAATTTCAATCAAATAATACTTATTCTGTTTACTATCATAAAAAGAAATATTTGCATCGTGACCAGCAAAAATACTAACTAAATTACTCATTGATACCTCTCAATAATTTGCTCCATTGCAGGTACATAGTGCTTAGCAATTACATTTGACCATTCAAATGTTTCTGCATACTCCAGAATTTCTTCTCTATGCTCAACAGAATATTTCCTGTTCTTGATAATCTCAGACTCTAGGAACACCATGTCCGTAATTTTATCTTCAGGAATAACTGTGATAAAACCTTTACTAATATCTAGATTGGCAGCAGCATACTGACTTACAACAACACCTAGACCAGCAGCAAATGCTTCAAGACACACTAGAGGATGTGCCTCACCATCACTTAGAAGAACTAGATTACCATAGTCAGTGAGTTCATTATAGAGTTTATCCTTAGGCCATTCTTGCAACCATCTTTTACTAACATCAAATCTAGAATCAGAGTTATTACCAGCAAACCACAAACTATCAATTCCTTGGAACAGATATTGTCTCTTGCGATAATCAATCTTAGCAAGATAGATTGACCTGTGTGGATACTCTGCTTTCTCTGTTTTTCTAAACAAATCAAGATTTACACCATTGGGAGTAACGAAAAGATTTTCATCTTTAAATCCCATCATACTTCTGTAAGTATCTTTAATACCTTGAGACAAACAGAATACATTTGGTTTAAGTTCTACAAATTTCTTTGCTACTCTAGGACCATAGTAGTCCCACTTACTTGGTTGTTCCAGGTATCCAAAGTGACTTGTAATTGCACATGGATATTGAATGTATGGAACAATTTCTACAAAATCATCATACTGAACATGAACAAAATCTGGTCTGAATCCATTAATCTGCTGAAGAATTTCAACAGGACTTTGCGTATTAATGATTAATACTTCATGTCCAAGTTTCTCAAGTGCCAGTTTCTGATCCCAAATTAGAATCTCAACAGCACCCCATCCCGTTGGTGGGATGGGCATAATACCAGGACCTACGATTGCTACTTTCATTGACTCAACTCCCTAAAAATATCCATATGTTTGCCGTTCTTTCTTTGATATGCAGCAAAATGATCTGGGTTATTCTTAAGAAGATATCCTAGAGCAATCTGCTCATTATTAACACTACCCTCACCAATCATTTCATTCATAAGAACATCATCTACCATTTTAGCAGTTTTTTCTAATGAATTTTTATGCCCACCAAACATAGATCCAAGAACAAAAGATCTATTATCGTAGAGATAACTTGAAGGAAGTTGATCCGCATTGAAAAGATCTGGATAATAATCACAGTTCTCTTGAACGAGGAAAGATTCACCCATAGAGTTTAGAGACTCCATAGCATTATTACCAGGATACTGACCATCAAGACCATACCCCTCAAAGAAACGAGAACCTCCTGCATCTAACCAGAAGAAATAGTTAGAGTTGAAAGGATTTTCTTTTGCTGCTTCAACCAACCAAGGAAACTTAGAATATTGAATAACAGAATACATCGAATGCTTACACTCAATGCGATTAGGATCAGACATCTTTTTACGATAGTCAGGATCATCTAGAATTCCTTGAATCTTATCATTCAAATGATAATAAGGAAGATCGTTTTCAGTTTTAACAATGATCTCTGTGGGGATTGTTGTTCGACGTTCTTCCACAAACTCTCTAACATCTTCAGTGACAAAGAGATACATGGGGCACTGAAGTTTAAGTGTGATATCAAACCACTCCAAATACTCATCCCACTTTCTTCCATCCATGTTCTCTCTTTCAATATTAAAGAGAGCAGATACAATAGTTACGTCTTTCATAGGATACTCAAAATTGCATTAATACGGTTTACATAGGTGTGGTTTTCTTTGACATACAACATACATTCTTTGATCCAATCATAGTCGGTTCTTCTATCCATGGCATCATAGAATAACTGTCGTGTGTCAGGTTGAAAAAGAACATGACCTTCAAGTTCTTTATTGACTTCTTCCGAATTAGTAGTTCCTAAATGTCCCCAACTAATGGATTTAAACACTCTACATGGAATGTATCCATTTCGCAAGTGCTCTGGACCACGAATATCAACACCAAGTATTGATCTCATAGTTCTTTCTTTTACTTCTTCCTCATTAAGAGGATTTGCCCAAGGATCATTTGCAATAAATTCAATATTATTATTCTTACATTCCTCAAGAAATGGTCGGAAAGCACTATAGTTTTCACATACACCATGAGGAGAAAGGTTTCCACTAAACCAAATCTTATTTTCTCTAGGGTGATGAATATCTTCTAGATCAAATTCTTCAGGTAAAGAGTTTGTTGCCCAAGATACATGCATCTTATCATAATCTTCAATCCAATATGAATGATGATCATTAAGAACTTGAACCCTACGATTTTTCTTAGGGACAAGATATACACATGGACCCAATTTCTGTGCTTTTGATTTATCTAGAGTGAAATCATAAACGTGATCTTTTTGCCAAATACCATTTGGTCTAACATCAACAAACTTCTTTACTCCTGCATCAATATACTTTGCAGGATCTGGACAAACATGAACAAAGTAAGTGCTTGTTTTGTTTAGAGGTATCTTTTTGTCTGCAAAACCTTCTGTCCAAAAAACACAATCATTCCAATCAAAGTCTTCTGGATACTCATCATCATGAAACCAGTATACATCATGCCCCAGATACTTAAATGCTTTATAAAAAGCAGCATGAATGTATGAATGTGTGTGCGAATATAGGGGATATCCCCAAATTATAACTTTCATCAAAACCTCGGTAATGTAACAGAAAATGGATGTCGTTCAACTGGGATACCAAGGGTATTAAGTAACTCAATATGAACAAGCTCAATGCACCAAGTTCCTTCACGATGATATTTAGTCTGCAGCATCAGATACCTTAATAGAGGAAAAACTCCCATGAATCCTTCCATTGCCTCAGATCCACCAAAGTTAAACCAGTCATTAATAAATGGTGGAGGTTGCATCGTAGAAGTGCAATGAACTGCCTGCTGCTCATAGTTTTCATATTTGATAGCACTATGAATTTGACTATCAGTTCTACATCTAATCACATAATCATACTTAATCTTATTCTTGTATTCGTATAGTTTTCTAATACGATTAACTTCACTCAGACTGTAAAAGTATGAAAGACTATTGTTAATTTGCCTCCTCTGATAATTTGGTTCTTTCTCTCCACCATCCCAATATTTTTTTAGTGAAAGATGAAAATCCTGATCAAGTTCAGTATCACCAAATGTCTTACTTGGTTCTACTAAACAATCAACAGGATTATACAAACTATTGAATTGATCTATTGCATTTGATTGAATTCTTTGGTTCTCCCAATCACCATTTCCACCATACTTGTAAGGTTTATTCTGAAGATCTTCGTCCATCCATAGATGAGCAAAAACATCCACATCATAATCTTGTATTACATTTTGAATAATACCCTTAGAACATTCCTGGACAAATCTAGGTTGTCCAGAAAAACATAATGCTAACTTCATGCTAACTTATCTACAAAATCTGTGCATATCCCATAGCAATTATATACCAATAGTGTCTTCAAGTCAAGGTCCGTGGTCTCAGGCATCACAATAACAGTATTTGATGTATAAGATTTACCAGGATAACTCCAAATATGTTTTTTACTTGTCAAGGTATAATCATCGTTCTGATGCCAGAAGTAATTATAGTGTGCCGTCTTAGTAGAAAACTCATGCAAAGTTTGAATATTCTTACAATGTATCCAAAGATGTTCTGCTTTTCCCGCTAACCACCACCAAGTAACCATGTATTGCGGAACATCATGACCCAACCATAAAGTATCAGTTTTAGTATCATATCTAAGATCTATTTCAACATCATATCCATTTTCAATACACTTAATAATTTGATCAGGATGATTTTCTGTTTCTGGATTAGGTCCGTTCGTATTTCCTCTATGTGCAATGAGTTTCATACTTCATACTTATCGGATGGAATAGATGGCCACCTTACAACAATCAGTTCAACATCACTTAAAAATTCAACATCTGATACTTCATTAGATTCGTAAATCCACATATCACCAGATTTGAAATGTTGACCAGATGCAATAAGTTCACCACTTACAATATAGTTCAATTCTGTGGTTACTGCATGATAATGTGGAAATGTTTCTTGACCTTTCGTGTGACTATGATGTGCAACTTCAAAGAAAGGATTTTTGAAAATAGATGGTTCAAAGTCTCCTACGAACCATCCTGCTTTGAAGTCTTTCAGAGATGCCTTCTTCACTTCTCTAACTCCTGAATACGAATCTGATGACGACCACCATCAAATGTGTGTAGAGATGCTATTGCAAGATACTTTTCAAGAATTACTTCGTCTACATCCTTCGCAGGAATAGCAAAGAAGTTGGCACAGTTATGTCTGATTGCCATTTCCATTGCAAATTCATCATAGATCAGAGCAGAACGAATACCTTTATACTTGTTAGCACAAATGTTTACACCCTGTCCAGTTCTGCAGAATCCAAAAGCATAGTCACAGTCTCTTTCACCAATAGATTTAACTGCCTGTGCAATATAATCCCGATAATCACAATCCTTATTCAGGATAGTTCCAAAATCAATATACTTCAAACCATGCTTTTCTAGCAGTCCTTTGAATTCTTCTTTCGCATCAAATCCAGAATGATCAGAACAAAGGGCAATAGGTTTATCACCAATACGACGGGTAACATTGTCCTTATAAAACTGGAATTCATCAGGTGTTCCAAAGACATGCATCTTATCCACAGGTTCAGTCAGAATCTTTTTACCATCCTCAATAAGAAGATTGTAAAGAGGTGAGATATAGAACTCATTTTTAGTTCTCAAGTCACGTTCAATCATTTCTCTAGCATACTTACAGAAGTCGGATCCTTTCTTGAATCCATAAATTCCTACACATGCGTTACTACTAATTGCTTTCTTCTCAGCAGTTTCAGTTACATATCCATCTTCATTGACCTTTGCATAACTGTAGTTTGATGAGTTAGATTTAAATGTTAATAGCAATCCATCACCATCCAAATCATTCATTCTGTGTGGATTAAATACTGGTCGGAATTCAATATCCAAAGTATGAATCACTAGAGGTGCGTCATTGTCAATATACTCTTCAGCATATAAACAACTGCATACAGATCCATCAGTGAGTTTATCTAGAACTACAATTTTGATATCATCACCAAACTTCTTACGAAGAAGTTCATCCATATGAAAATTGTAAATAGTTTCATCTCTAACTACAAAAATAAGATTGCATCCCTCGTAATCTAGACAATCTAGAGAGATATCAATCAAATGTTTGTCTTTAATATTGATTAGTTGTTTGGGAACTTTAAATCCTTCTTTGATAAATCGACTGCCCAAACCAGCCATCGGTACAAGAATATTTGGTTTCATTTGTAACTCTTAATAAATTCAGTGGTCCTTAAGTGTGAATATTCAACCCAATCGATGATTGTACCTCTATTCAGTAATAATTTATACAGGAAACAAGCAGCAAACATATCACCTGCTCCAAGTACATTTACATTAGACAAAATTTTGTCCTTTGGAAGTTCGTATGAATGTTCATCTATTCCATTAGAGAAAACACTTCCAGAAGAACTATGAAGTATAACCCAACCTTTAGTAGCATCAACTAGTGAATCAAAATCATCTACATCCTCATCAGATATAAAAAGATAATCTACAAATCGCAACAGATCTCTATCTAAAGGTTTCCCTGGACAAACATCTGCTGTGATGTCACCAGAAAGTGTAGAGATAAATTTAGTGTCAGATATTTCGTTAAGATAACAAAGGTGATTAACATAGGAAGGAGATACTCTAGGAGGCATCTTTTTTAAATTAAGTGCTGCCTTTGAATATCTTCTAGAAGAATCATGATCAACATAGATCAATGCTTCACCAATATCAATTGGTGATAGTCCTAACTTCATTGAAGAATCTAATTGAACCAATGCTTTCCAAACATTAGCAATAGATCCTAAAGTTTTAGTTTCGGATTTATCATCAATGATTGTATCGATAGTCAAGTGTCCATATAACGAAATATCTTTCATTAAAATTTCTCCTTCAAATCAAGTTCATAAATCTTTTCCATTACTTTATCATAAGGAACTACAGGAATCAATCCCTCATTTTCAAGTTCATCAAAGAGTGCCATCACTACATTAGATCCACCTCCACAAGGTAGAATTGCAGCAACATCATGCACTATCTTTGGTGTATCAAAGGGACAGTATGGATGACCAACTTCATTCATTATACCATAATCAAATAAATCGTCACCAAGATATGCAACATCTTCAGGAGTGCAATCATACTCTTCTAATATTTCATCAAGATAATCTGCCTTATCTCTATGAAAATCTTTTCCACGATTTACTATTACTGGAAGATTTCTTTTCTTCAAAATCTTTTCATTGTATGAATCTCCTGTTAGAAAAACTACAGGAACACCAATGGCACGAAACCTTTTGATAGCAGTCCAATCTTTATCACAAAAAGTTTTTGCAATAACTCTTCCAAATCTATTGTAATGTTTAGTGCCATCAGTCATGACACCATCAACATCTAAAATTACAAGTTTAATCATATCTGATACTTAGAGTTATCTTTTGCCAAGTGTACAATTTTTGGATCAAAGTCACAATGACTTTCAAATACTTCAGGGTATGCATATTCTGGACCTAATAGATGTACCCTATCTTCATTTTCAATGAAGAATCTATTAATATGACTTTCATCATGCCAGACGGGAATTGTATCATTCTTAACATCAACTTGAGTCCTCTCATCAATGAGATCAATCAACTCAAATACTTCAGGAATCTTTCCACCCCATAGACATCCCTGATAATACACTTTAGGAGAATATTGATCCAGATCAATGGATCCTTGTGATCGTGCATCCGTTTCAAATGCACCAGGGAGTTTATTATGTGGAGGGAATCCCATAAAGTGACAAGGATGATGAACACCGAAGAATGGTTTATCTGAGAAAAACTCTTCTACAGTAACTGTGTCATATACCACAGTATCAGCATCCATGAATACAAGTTGATCATACTTCATCAATTCTTCTTTCATCTTATTGATGATTCCAAATCTCAAAAGTGTGATGAATGGCCATTCAAGGTGTTCTTGTTTTACTACTCTGACATTATCAGGAGCATCTGAAAGTTCACCATCAGTAAATGCAAAGATAGTTTTCTCTACACCGGGGAGAAAATTAGATTCAACTTTCTCCCAATACTTTGGTAAAAAATTTAGATACTTACCAGTTCCAATAAAAATGACTGCTACCTTCATCAAATAATCTCCCAACCATCACAATAAATGTCTTTAGTATCTAGATGACTGTTCATAGGACCAAACCACTCTGACGGTGCGATTACTCTCTTATCCTTATTCTTGGACAACCAGGCACCCCACCAGGAGAATGTAGAGTTAGCAATGATGAAATGCTTACACATACTCATCAGGCATAGATCAACATATCCATTTGTATTCTCGGAAACTAAGAATCTGTCGTCAGAGAAAAGATCTTGTTGACTACACCATTCAGGATCATCAGAAAAAATAATTACTGAACTATCTTCAGGAAACTTTGATAGTGCTTCTTCATAATAATCAAGAGAAAGATTATTATGATTTGCAGCATTTTGAAGATAGTCAGTTCT